GACGACGGATGTCAAACTGATTTGCCTGCCGAAGGTAGAGCGCAGAGAAACATCAATCAGACCGATCAGCCTCGCAGGCCCGGTCTGGTCAATGCCAGAAGGAGTGAAGCATTGGACAACACAGAAGGACGACGGCCAAAGTGGATGAAGAAGCGCAGGGACTTCACAGCAGCGATCAAGGCTGCCGTGCGGGAGCGTAACGATTTCACGTGTGAGTACCCACAGTGTAACACGTATCCAGCCACAGAGGTCGATCACGTGATCCCGGAGGCGCTGGGTGGGTCAAGCACGATCGACAATGCGATGCTGCTCTGCACCGCCTGTCATCGACGCAAGACTGCGCTGGACGTCAAGTTGATCGCTAAGGCGGATCGGCAGGGCGGTCGGTCGGGCCAGTATGCCCGAAGGAAGAAGCGTGGATCGAGCAGCATACCAGCCCGCAAGAACCCGTGGCCGCCTAAAGGAGCGCGGAAGTTGAAGTCTCGATCATTTTGAACAGCCTGATCGGGATGTGCCAGCACATTTCCATATCGTTTTTCTGACCGCGATCAGTGCGCCCGGCCATTGCGACATAGATATCGCGTGGCCGGGTGCGACCCTGCATGATGAACAGACCGAGCCGATCGGTCCAATGCACGAGCAGTCCAGCAGTCTGTTTAATGGACATGAATTGCAGGTTCTGCATCTTGTCCTCATCAATGATGTAGGTGTCGTACGTCGTGCTGGCGATTGTTCGGCACTTCACCTCTAGAAACATAAGATAATTTTCGATCTCGACGATGGCATCGCAGGGGCTTTTACCGCCCGGCACCGCTCGATGCACGGTGACTGGACCAACAGTGCGACGCAGGTGTTCTTCGTACAGCCGGATTGCGCGCTCCTCGCGCTCACGATCCTCTGGTGTTTCGTTAATTGGCATGTTGGTTGGCCTTTATGTTGTTCCAGTGAACGACGGTCCATGCAGCCAGTGCGTAGGTACGTGGTGCGGGAGTGTTCGCGTATTTGAGATAACTGTTCCAGCTGATGCCGAGCTGCCTCGCCATCTCTCGACGGCTGGGCGGCTGTGGCTGCATGCGCTGACGGTACGCCTCAAGCGTGTCGCCATGACTGTCCATTGGTCAAAGTCTCCATTGTGTTGACCAGCAGGTGTAAACCAGATTTGAGCCACGGTCAATCTGACGGCGCCAAATCACTAAATGCATTTTTTTGCAGAAACCCTGTTGACTGTGGTGCAAATATGAACCATATAGGAAGGGTCAGCACAACAGAAGGAGAGCAGACATGACACGAGACGAAGCCCAGCGCCTGATCAATTCATACTGCTGTGACCCCGTCACGGACGAGACGGCAGCTATTGAACGGCTCATGGAGTACGAGCCGACGGAGTTTGATAACACCGATGACGCTGAAACTCAGAACCGACTGGACGATATAATCTACGGGTAATTACCAGCTCACACCCCAATGAACGGGCTAGCCTTTGCGGTTCGTTCGGGGACAACATTAACCCTCTAGCGCCCCGACCGGATCCGTCCGGCGGGGTTTCGGGGTGCCAACACACAGGAGGACATACAATGAAGGTCGAGTTCAAGTTTTCATGGTCTGACAAGCCAGAGGAGATTGAGATCGTAGAGGTTGGCGGGATCGATCCGCAAGATCACCCGCGATACTGCGACGCCTACATCGAGTCAGCGCGAGAGGTTAAAACCGGCCACTGGTGCAACGATGAGGAGCTGGGCGAGATGACTGCCGATGGCGAGTTCATGTATGACGTTCTGGAGGATTGGCTCTCATAACTGGAGCAAACCATGACAACAATCATCAACCGGGCGCGCCAGACGCTCATCCTATCAAGCCTCACCGGCCTTTGGATGTATCTGGTTCACATACACTAACAAGAAGGGCGGTCTTCGGGCCGCTCTTTTTTTGTGCCTTGCCACCCTGCCAATCCTGCCAGCCCGGATGGAATTTCGCAAAAACGATCCGCGATTGACGCACACACCAAATTCATGGATAAATGATCAGTCCTTCTCGCGCTGTTTTTGAGGGACGTTTGGCGCTACCGGTCAGTCATAAACCCCCTTTGGCTGGCCGGTAAAAAACAGATGATGAGGTTATTATGTTTCTGGAAGTTCAAGAGCAAGAGATCGTCACAACGGTCTATCGGGTGGTGGCTGGAGAAAGCGACGTCATCCGCACGTACCCAACAAAGGCCGAGGCTGACGCTTTTGCTGCCGGATGGAACCAAGCAGCCGATGAGGCTACACTCTATGAAGAGCAGCCCGAGCCCGTCGAAGCCGTCGAGGAACCAGAGCAAGTCGAAGAACTGGAAGAAGCAGTAGCTGAAACCACCGAACAGCCAGAAGACCTCCCAGCCTTCGAACAGGAATACGTCTACCTCTCTGACAGCCCAGCCGATGACGACGTCACAGAAGACACCGAACCACTCGTTGAGGCCCTGTAACAATGGGCCATAATAGGCTCACAAAAAAACAGGAAGCGTTCGCTCAGTTCATCGCTGATGGCTTCACCCAATACGAGGCATACGCAAAAGCATATGACGCAGAACAGATGCAAACCGATTCAGTTTATGTCGCGGCAAGCAGACTGATCAATAACGCTAAGGTGGCACTAAGAGTCACGGAGCTCAGAAAAGACCTACAGGAACAGTACCTGTGGACGCGTTCTGCCAGTGTTAGGCGTCTCATGGCAGTGCTGGAAAACGATCCGACAAACAGCGAAGTGGTAAACGCCGTCAAAGAGCTGAACAGCATGCACGGTTGGAAGAAGTCAGAGCAAGAGCACAAGATCACTGGCCAGAACGTCACGATCAGCACGGGTGTGCCCGAGCCCGATGCGAATTGATCTGGGATACTACCCTCGCCAGTGGCAACTGGAATGTCACAAGGCACTGAAGCGGTTCAACGTGCTGGCTCTGCATCGCCGGGCAGGCAAGACAGAGCTGGCGCTCATGCAGCTGATCACAGCAGCGCTCAAGAACAATGACGATCGTCCGTTCTACGTCTACGTCGCTCCGTTCCTGAAACAGTCCAAGGCAATCGCATGGGCTCGTATGAAGGATCGTCTGGCGCCTCTCAAGAACATTGAGGGTGTCTCGTTTAACGAGAGCGAACTGACTGTCACGATCCGGCACAATGGCGCACAGATCCGTGTGTTCGGTGCTGACAACCACGACGCCATGCGTGGACTGCGCATTGACGGCGCCGTGCTGGACGAGGTTGCACAGATGAAGCCCGAGGTCTGGTACGAGATCATCCAGCCAGCCTTATCGGACCGCAAGGGCTGGGCCATGTTCATCGGGACGCCTAATGGTATCAACCTGTTCTCCGAGCTGTTCTTCAAGGCTCGTGATCTGCCCGACTGGATGGCGCGTCGCTACACTGTAGACGACACGGACGCTCTGGACCCGGACGAGGTCGATCGTCTGGAGCGTGACATGGCGCCGTCGGCGTTTGCGCGGGAGTATTTGTGCGACTTTGCAGCAGCAGGTGACAATCAGCTGATCAGCCTGTCGGATGTCGAGGCTGCATCCCAGCGCGTATTGCAGCGTCATGAGTACGACTGGAGCCCGAAGATCCTCGGCGTTGACCCGGCGCGGTTTGGTGCGGATCGATCGGTGATCTTCCCCCGGCAGGGATTGAGAGCTGGCACGCCGATCGTCATGCGTGGTGTCAATAACATGGATCTGGCTGCTCGTGTGGCGCAGGAGGCGCGCAACTGGCAGGCTGATGCTGTGTTCGTGGATGCTGGCGCAGGTGCTGGTGTGATCGACCGTCTGAGGCAGATCGGTGTGGACTGCATCGAGGTGCCGTTCGGTGGCAAACCTATTGATCCGCAATACAAGAACAAGCGTGCTGAGATGTGGTCACTCATGGCGGAGTGGATCGTCTCTGGTGCCATACCGAACGAAGCTGAGCTGAAGCAGGATCTGGCTGCGCCGACATACAGCTACGACGCGGTTGGTCGCAAGCAGCTGGAGGCCAAGGACGAAATCAAGAAGCGTGGCTTGCCGAGCCCGGACATGGGTGACGCTCTGGCTCTGACGTTTGCCATGCCGGTTGGCGCAGTGACGGAGAAGGAGGCGTGGGTGCGCAGGCACAGCAATGAGGACATCTCCGACTACGATCCGATGGAGCTGATCTGATGGACCTGCGAGAGATCCGCTTGTTCGAGCATCTGGAGCATATGGAGCCGATGCTGGTGGATCATTGGCTCGCGCTGGGCAAGTTCCCGGACCTCGCGCCACTGAAACCTGACTTTGCTACGGTGCTGTCGCTTGAGGAGGCGGGCAAGATCCTGTCGATCGGCGCCTTTGATGGTGAAGAGCTGGTCGGATACAGTGTCAACATACTGACCAACTGGATGCACAGCGTTGATGCGTTGATGTGTCAGAACGTGGTGTTGTGGCTGGATGTGCGGCATCGGGCCGGGTCGAATGGTTTGCGGTTGATACGTCAGACGGAGCGGCTGGCCAAGGCAAAGGGCTGTGATGTGTTCCTGCTCGGTGCGAGGGACGACACGGTGATGTTTGAGTTATTGCCAAAACTGAAGTACACGGTTCACGAGACGGTTTATGCGAGGGTTTTGTCATGAGTGGAGCGGAGCCAGCATTGATTGCTGCGTTTGCAGCGGCGGGCAGTACGGCGGCGAGTGTGGTGCAGGGCCAGCAGCAGATGCGCGCACAGAAGCGTGCCAGTCGGCAGGCGGCGAGGCAGGCAGAGTCGGCACAGCGGCAGGCTCAGAGGGAGTTTAACGCTGCCAACCAGAAGGCGCCGGACATTGCTGCGTTGATGAAGCGCAATCGTGCGATGGGAAGTGGGGGGATCAGCGGGACTTATCTGACCGGAGCTGGTGGTGTGTCACCGAGACCGGGCATGTTGGGTCGCACGACATTGTTGGGGAGCTAGATGGCTGCATCGCGTGACGTATTGAAGTCTCGGTGGTCTCGGTTACAGACTGAGCGATCAGAATGGCGGACCCACTGGCGTGAGATCAGTGACTACCTGCTGCCGACGAGCGCCCGGTTCTACACATCGGACCGCAACAGAGGCAGTCGCAAGCACAATGCGATAATCGATTCGACGGCATCACGCGCTCTGAAGGTATTGGCTGCGGGCATGATGGCGGGCATGTCGTCACCGGCCAGACCGTGGTTCCGGTTGACGTTGGCGGATGAAGATCTGTCGGAGTTCTCTTCGGTCAAGG